AAAAAAATATGATTGGTCCCATTATAACATGGGGTCGGAAGGATGGACAAATGAAAAATACAGGTATTGTTCGTAACCTTGATTCGCTCGGTCGTATTGTAATCCCTATGGAACTGCGTAAGACGCTAAAAATGGACGAGCATCAGCCTATTGAAATCTTTGTGAATGATTCTCAAATCATTCTTCAAAAGTATGCCCCTGGATGTTCCCTTTGCGGCTTTACTGACAGAAAGCTTGTCCAACTATATCCGGACAAGCTGGTATGTATCGGTTGCGTGGATCTTATCACGAGTTATCAGGGACACTTCCATAACTCTGCTTTGCCAGCTACAGATTTCGGAACGGGAGGTAAGAAGCTTGAAAACTATTACTGATTTAGCTGTCAGTGTTGCTAAGGCAGATTCGGCACGTATGGTTGCTGTCAACGCTGGCCTTATGAAAGCTGCCATTGCCAATAAGAAACGTCCAGGGTTTATCCAGGTTGCTCTAACTGATGTCGATGTTCAGGGGTTCATGCTAGGTGGTACAACAGTCGGTCTTATGGTTCTGATTGATCGGGAAGAATACGCAAAAATCGTAGCAAACCTACTGGAAGAAAAGGAGTTGCCAAAGCCGGAAAACAGGACAGCAGATGACGTTCAACTATAACCCCTATCTGGGGGAACGGGATGCAGTCATTTGGGAGAATATGGGGCTCGTTTATTCTATCGCTAATAAATTCAGAGGTAGCGTGAATCAAAATATTGGCCTTGATGATTTGGTCTCTGAGGGAACAATTGGGTTGCTTAAAGCTTTTGAATCTTTTGATCCTACTAGGGTAGAGGGAGGAATTAAATTTTCTACGTATGCCTACCGCCTGATTAAATGGAGTATTATGCAGTTCATTCGCAATAAAGGAAGCTGCGTCAAAGTGCCTCCTTCTATCCTAAATACGATTAGCGCGTTGAACAAATTGAACCTTGTTGATACTCCCCCGGAACTAATAGCTGAGCAGACGGGTTGCACGATAGAACACGCCAATAGGGTAATTCGACATGTCAATAGCTTTGGAGTGGTCTCCTTGGATATGCCAATGGGTGATAGTGAGGAATCAACTTCACGAATTGATATGTTGGCAAAAGAGGCTGACTTTACCACTGTAAATGTGAAAGAGTTCATTAATTCTTTTGATAATCGTGAACAGATTTTAATCCGCCGACGCATGGAAGGGGCGACACTTCAAACCATTGCTAATGAAATTGGTATATCGAAACCCTATGCCTCTCAGATCATGACGCGGATCGGTGAGTGTTTAAAAAAATACATGGAAAAAGGTGAGGGTGTTTTCATGGCAGTTTCAAGAAATGATGTTCGTCTATCAATTCTGGATGGAGTTGAGTGGTTCAGTAATATATCTACCAGTAGTCCCTCTATTGGGGTTAATAGCGCTGGTTTTTCAATAAACGGTGCAGCAGCAAAGGTGATGGGGGTTTCTGCTGGAGATTATGTACAGGTTGGTTTCAATGATAAGAAGGATCTTCTTATTTTTCAGAAAGCAAAGTCGGGTGTCCTTCTCTCAAAAACATCTGGGAAAAGTGGAAGCATCACAGTAAATCGTAAGCGTTTGGGATTTTGGTTGCGAAGTAAAAACCTTGTTCTTAAGCGATACGAATTGCAGAAGACTGAAAGCGAAGGTATCTATTTTATTCAACTGGAAAGGGCTAAAAAATGAGGTCGGTACTGTATATACCTTATTGCCTGAACCTGACCCTAAAAGGGTTAAGCCAATCTATTTTCAGGGAGAGTGAACGGATAAATGAGTAAGCTTGATAAAGAACTGAACATTACCGGATATGCGCGTAACCAAGCAAGATCATCAAGTAACAACATAGCTGACCTCTTAAGCAAAATTGAGTTGTCATCTGGAATGGTACGAGACGGTTTGCTTGACGATAAATTATACGCAGATTTTGTCATGAGGGCCAAAAAGGAAATGAAAGATAACGTTGCAATGATTTATACCTATCTTCATTTGCAGGATATTGAAGGGCACTATGATCAAGTTTTTGCTCAACCTACATCAAAAGGAGAGACCAACGGATGAGTAAAAAATTGTTCGTCTCGAAATCACAGGCCGAAGCACTGGATGGAATCATTTCTAACCAAGAACAATTTGAAGCTATACGAGCTCATATGGGCTCAGACGGATTAGGATGGTCCCGGCTTGATCGAGCAGCTCTTAACGGTATGAGTATTGAGAACCTTATTGGTGCCTTAGTGTTCGGTTACGAGGTTGAAAAGACACCTGAAGAAAAGCTGCTTCACATGTATGAAAATCCTCTGATCAGATACGCTGCTACAAATTCATCTACAACTACGGCATACAAGCAGGGTATTACAGATGCACTTAACGCAGTCGGCAAAGTAATTGAAGGAATTAACGCATGAGCAATCAGCTCAACTAAAGGAGATTGATTATATGGCATGGTTCAGAGTAAATGTCGAAATCGGACGTTCAAAAGGCGAATTAGAAATGGATCAGGTGGGCAACGAGAGTATAAAGTCCATCATTGAAGGATTTTTTAGTGTTTTCGGTGCTAAGAAGCTCCCAGCCCCTGTGAAACTGGAGGACAAGCCTGTAAAGGTAGCAGTCAATGCCGTTCCTGAATTGAGTGACCTTGTGCTACGGACAAAGGTCGAGAAGCCTGAAGGGATAAGTCGAAAGGTGGAGCTGCTTAATTCTGAGCGGACACTATCGACTAGCTTAGGGGACAAGCTAGCTGAAGCATACAAGACTATGGACCCGGATACCCTCCAAGCTATTTCTAGTGCAACAGAATCCAATGAGGTAGAGCCGGAAGCAAGTGTTACGCCGGAATGGTACAAGACCGGAATTAAGTACAAGGACGGTGTTCCACTTTATCGTTGCCGCTACTATTGCCAGAATCCTGAATGCAGAAATAAAGGCAAGCATTATATCAAGGAAGATGAAACTGAGGTGAGCTGCCATAACTGCGGCGAACAATTGGAAGTCCGTCCAGCGGGTACGAACTATCCTTTGGAGCGGGATCAATGGGGGAACTTCTTTGTTGCAGATGGATGGAAGGGTGAACGCGTATGATCAAAATAAATAAGCTGGAAATCGAAAATGTCAAACGGGTCAAGGCTGTAAAAATTGAGCCGACAGCAAACGGGCTAACCTTACTTGGTGGCAAGAACAAACAGGGTAAAACGAGCGTATTAGACTCCATTGCCTGGGCATTGGGTGGGAATAAATATCGCCCATCTCAAGCAACCCGCGACGGCTCAGTGGTGCCACCTTATCTCCACCTTACTCTTTCAAACGGTCTAGTTGTTGAACGGAAGGGGAAGAACAGCGACCTGAAGGTCATCGATCCGAACGGCCAGAAAGGTGGCCAGCAGCTCCTAGACAGTTTTGTGGAAGAACTGGCTATCGATCTGCCCAAGTTCATGAATTCATCCAATAAGGAGAAAGCGAACATCTTGCTGCGGATCATCGGCGTTGGGCAGCAGCTTCATGAATTTGAGGTCAAGGAACAAGAGATTTACAACCACCGCCATACTATTGGTCAGATTGCTGACCAAAAGGCCAAGTTTGCTAAGGAACAGGCATACTTTCCTGATGCTCCTAAAGAGCCCGTTTCCGCGTCCGAGCTGATTCAGCAGCAACAGGCGATTCTGGCGAAGAACGGAGAGAATCAGCGGAAGCGGCAGCAGCTGACGCAGATCCAAGCTGCCTATGACCAACAGACTCGTGAACTTGAACGTTTACAAGCGTTGCTCAATGAGGCACATATCAAACGCGCTCAATTTGCAGAAGATCTGGATATTGCTAAGCAGGACGCCCTAGACCTGCATGACGAGTCAACGGCAGCCCTTGAAGCCAATATCCAGAAAATTGACGAAATTAACCGCAAAGTCCGCGCAAATCTGGACAAGGACAAGGCCGAAACGGACGCCAGCGACTACCGTGTTCAATATGACCAGTTGACCGCTGAAATTAATGGGATTCGTCAGCAAAAAACGGAGCTGCTTACGAATGCGCCGCTGCCGCTACCTGGCTTGTCTGTTGCGGATGGCGAGCTGATTTACGAGGGCCAAAGATGGGACAACATGAGCGGAGCTGATCAACTCAAGGTATCTACGGCCATTGTTCGCAAGCTGAAGCCGGATTGCGGTTTCATTCTACTGGACAAGCTCGAACAAATGGATCTGGAGAGTCTTACCGAGTTCGGCCAATGGCTTGAACAGGAAGGGCTACAGGCCATTGCAACCCGTGTAAGCACTGGAGAAGAGTGTTCCATCATTATTGAGGACGGATACGTTGCAGGGCAGGAAGGTATTCAATTACAGCAGCCCCCGGGCGAGATCGATCCAGGGCCAACATGGAAAGCAGGTGAATTTTAATGCAAGTGATCAGCGGTAAGGTCGAAAAGGCCAAAAAGGTTGTGATTTATGGTCCAGAGGGGATTGGAAAATCTTCTTTAGCCGCTCAATTCCCGAATCCCATTTTTATCGATACGGAAGGATCGACGACGGAAATGGACGTCGATCGGTTACCGAAGCCGTCAAGTTGGGAAATGCTCAGGCAGCAAGTTGAATGGGTGAAACAACAGGCAGGACGCTTCGGAACGCTTGTTCTTGACACGATTGACTGGGCGGAAATGCAATGTGTGGAGAGTGTCTGCGCGCAGCATGGAAAGAAAGGGATTGAGGATTTTGGATATGGCAACGGATATGTGTACACCAAGGAGGAATTTGGTCGCTTCCTGAACCTGCTCAGTGATGTGATCGATGTCGGTATTCATGTTGTGTTGGTTGCTCATGCGCAGATCATCAAATTCGAACAGCCTGACGAAATGGGGGCCTATGATCGATACCAGCTCAAGCTGGGCAAAAAGACGAGCTCGCAGACAGCACCTCTCGTTAAAGAGTGGGCTGACATGGTTTTGTTCATCAATTACAAAACCTTCTCAGTCGCTGCTGACCAGAAGGGGACGAAGCACAAAGGCCAAGGCGGTGCACGGACCGTTTACGCCACACATCACCCGGCATGGGACGCCAAGAACCGCCATGGGCTTCCAGACGAGTTCCCGCTGGATTATGGCCAAATAGCTCATATCTTCAACGGGACTATTCAACCAGTAGCTAATCCAGTTCCGGCCCCAGTTCCTGCTGCTCCGCCTGCGGTACAAACCGCACCGCCGATGGTGGAAACAACAAGCCCTCAGCCGCAGCCTCAACCAGAGCAAACGCAACAGCCGACGAACGAAAGCGCACCAGGTCCTGATCCGCAACAATTGAATCCTAATATTCCGCGCTCTCTGCGTGATCTTATGGTTCAGCATCAGGTAACGGAAAATGAAATTCAGCTGGTAGTTTTCCAAAGAAATTATTACCCCGTAGATACTCCAATCACCAATTATGACCCTGGCTTTGTTGAGGGTGTATTGGTAGGGGCGTGGCCACAAGTGTACCAAATGATTCAAGATATACGCAATAAAATTCCATTTTCATAATTTCATAACATATAGGAGGAATTATACATGAGTCAAAATGCGGAAAGAGAACTTAGCTGGGATGACGAGATTCAGAAGGATGGAGGGGAGTTTACTCTTCTTCCTGCCGGTGACTATAATTTCACGGTTACTAAATTTGAACGTGGACGTTTTACGGGTAGTACTAAAATGCCAGCCTGCAATCAAGCTAAGCTGGAAATCACAGTACATTCACCAGAGCATGGGGATGTGCTCATATTCCACAATCTGTTTTTGCATACAAAGACGGAAGGTCTATTGTCCAACTTCTTCGCAGGGATCGGGCAGAAAAAGAAGGGGGAGCCGCTGCGAATGAACTGGAATGCAGTTGTCGGGTCTAAAGGCAAGTTGAAGCTAGAAATCAATAAGTTTAATGGACGCGATGGCGAAGAAAAGACCAACAATCAGGTGAAGTCCTTCTATTCATATGAGGAACTGGGTCAACAACCTCAACAAACGCAGCAGCCACAATACACCCAAGCACCTCAGTATAATCAGCAGGCGCAACATCAGGCCCCGTTCCCGACTGGTCAGCAGCAGGGTGGAGGCTTCACGCCGGGTCAGTTTTAGGGGGGAGCTATGGAACTTAGACCCTATCAACAGGAGGCCCGACAGTCCATTCAAGCCGAGTGGGATAAGGACAAGCAGCGTACGCTGCTTGTCCTGCCTACAGGCTGCGGGAAGACAATTGTATTTTCAAAGGTTATCGAAGACCGGGTAAGGATGGGTGAGCGTGTGCTCGTCCTAGCCCATCGGGGGGAGCTGCTTGACCAGGCATCCGACAAGTTGGAGAAAGCCACTGGACTGAAAACAGCTACCGAAAAGGCAGATCAGACATCCATTGGAAGCTGGTACCGTGTTGTGGTGGGCAGCGTCCAGACGATGATGCGTGAAAAGCGGCTGAAACAGTTCAATAAGGGTTTTTTCGATACCATCATCATCGATGAGGCACATCATTGCTTATCAGACAGCTACCAGCGGGTACTTCATTATTTCGATCAGGCCAACGTGTTGGGTGTAACGGCCACGCCGGATCGGGGAGACATGATGAATTTGGGAAGCTACTTCGA